CCATAACGGCATTGTAATATTCATCAGACAGCACCGTTTTGAGCTGTTCTCTGCCGGATTTGCTGTTCATGTATGCATTGCGGATGTTTCCGCCAACCTGCATTTCTTCACCGTTAAAGGTCAAAAACTGCTGTTTGAGTACCGACACGCTGTCCTTTGTGAGCATATCGAGTGTGATTTTTTCTTTAAGTTCCATAATTTTTACCTCCGTTATTTAATTTCGTACAAGCAAATCACATTAATTTGCTCGCCGTCTGCGAATGTATATGCGGTCTTATCCTGAGTCGAAAACTGTAGCCAAGTGTTATTTTTCGGAATGGCAAATTTAAAGAGCTTGCCAAGGTTTGAAATACCGACACAAAAAACATTGTCCTCGGAAATACATTTGTACGGCAAATCAATCAGCGGACACATGCTATTGCCGCCAAGAGATACTGCGTTCATTTTGACCGTTGCACTGACGATTACGATGTCACCAATCGTCTTATATGTACAGTTTGCACTTTTGATTTTATCTGCAACGGTTGAGTATGGTGTAAGCGTTGATGTTCCGCTTTCGATATTTGACGAATCGTATTTAGTTGCCAAGGCGGTTTTATCGGCTTTAACAAGCAAAGCATTGTAAACCGTACCGCTTGTGAGATAACACGGGCTATTATTTTTTGGTTCACTGTCAAACGGCATTGAATTGAGCTTTTGGGCAATACTCTTATCTGTTTTATCAAGCCTTGCTCCAAGTGAATTCCGACCGCCTCTTGCGTTCTCGACTTCCTTTGTGATTTCCACAATAGAGCTGGCGCCCGGAAAAGCTTTACTGTCATCGTTGATTACGCTTTTTCCAATACGCAAACAAACGGTTTCAGCAGTTATGATTTCGTCGCCTTCCATAAGCACAACGTCCATCTTACAAATGCCCGATAATGCGAGCATTGTGTCTGTGAGCGTAACTGTGACTACATTATTTTCGGTGTCAACGACTGCGGCAACGCTGTCTGCTACGATTACATCATCAACCGTAGCATTGACTTTTGCTGACATTGTAGAGGCAAGGTCAACAGTTTCACCGTTGACGGTGAACGCAAAATCAATAATGCGTGAGCCTTTGTCGCCCTGTCTGACTTCCAAAATTTCGTAGTTTTTGCAACTGTTGATTTCGAGTGTCATTTTTGTATGATTAATGTTCAAATTTTATCACCTCATTTAACTATATAATCTGATAACTTTGATTTTGGTGTGCCAAGCTCAAGGCTGTTCCACCGTTCGAGCACGAAATCATAGTCTGTCTTAATGATTTTGGCTTGTAAGCTATCGTTTTCAGTATCAACATACGCCGTGTCGCATAAATGCAGTCCAAGCATTTCGGTGAGTGTAGGGGGATAGTCAACCTTTACATTGAGCGTAGGCGCTCCGTTTGTGTTTACGAGCTGTCCTCTTAAAACCTGCGCTTGAATATTTAGCTTTTGAATCAAGAAGTCCTTGTTCTCGCCTGTGTGAGCGTTGAAATCCCAGTAACCTGTTTCATCGCCGATGTAGACCGAACCGCCGTCCGAAACATCAACCGTTTTCACCTTAATTAGCTTAGATTTATGGGTTTTGAGTTCTTGCGGTTGAGAGCAGAGGATGACGTTCTTGTCGTTGTATGTGTCGTGGCAAGTGGCATAAGCTGCAACGTGGGAACAAATATCATCTGAATTAAGCGTTTGCGTAAGACTGCTGATGTTACTTCCCCAGCGCAAATGGCAGTTTGTAACCGCCCCACGTTTTTTTAACAACGATACATTAAAGTTATTGTATTTATATTCACCGCCGAAAACATCAACGAGTGAACCGTCAGCACCGCCCATAAAATCACCAAGAGTACAGGGCGTACAGAAGCCAAGCGTCATAGATGATTTTGTGGTAATATCTGATGTAAATTTGAAATAGTGCTCCCACAAGGTTGCCTGCGGGAACAGCGAATCACCCTCAAAATCACGACCTGTGCAAAGTATATCCCACCATTCCTTTGGAGTGTGCACAACATCAGTTTGGTTGGAAGTTTCAATTAAAAAGTTGTTGTACAAATTATGCTTGATGTGCTTTGCTTTAACCGTAATTGATTTTTTGTCTTTGTACTGCAAATCGTAAATCTCAAAATACTGCGGTTCATCGGTTGGGTTCGGTTTTGCCTTAATGAAATACTGCGTGTCGAGTAAATCAGCACATCTGTCCGTTGTTGATAGTTCCATTTCGAGCAAATAATCGCCGTTTCGTTCCTCGGTAACTTTACCGCTGATTATTTCTGTAAACCGTCCGAGTAGGTTAAATCTACTTGGGCCGATTGTTTTAAAATCCGATTTATACAACAAAGGGAACATTTTTTATAATCTCCTCCAGTTCGGTCTTATTGACAGTAATGCGTTTTTATATGCAGTTACAACAATTTGATTGTTTCCAACCTTTAATTTAGGAGGTATAGTATCGTCAACAAAATTAGTTGTACCGTCTGATTTGTGTGCAATATACTGCATAGTTTCGCCGTCAAGCACAGCGTAGTCATAACCGCCTGTGCACTTCAAATCAAGTGATTCACCGTTTATGTTAATTTTAGCAATGGCCGTAGTGTTATTACCACTAACGTTTGTGTTAGTTACAACAATCGTCGGCAAAGATTCGTACTTTTCGGGGTTATGTAAAACAATCGGTTTATTGACCTCAAAATCAATAGTCCGCTGTCCAAGTTCTGAATACCACCACGGCTTGCGGTTGAATTTGATTTTAGTTGTAAGTAATGTTGGGAGTTCACGAACAATATCGTCAGTATTTGATATGTAAGCCTCGGTGAAATATCCGGGGTTATAAGTATCCTTGTACTTTTGGTAGCCACGATTTAAGGTCAGCCATTCAATTACGGCCCTCGCAAGGTGCTTTGCTGACAGTTCGGATAAATACGGCAAAAAGCAGATTTCACGCTCAAATTCAACATTCTGCCACCGCCCGTTATCAAGCAAAACATCACCGTCTCTACACGGGATTTCAACCGTTGAAACATCTCTGACGGGAATTTCGTGCTGTGGTGCTTGTGTGATACGACCGCCGAAATATGATAGCCATTTACCTCCGAAATAAAAGTTATGCATACGCTTTCTGCCTCCTTGTTACTTCATCGGCAAGCCGATTGCTCATATCGTCAACGAAGCTGTCAATATCCATATCGTTATTAATCGCAACAGAAGGAATGTTAATACTGATATTGTTGACTATATTGGTTGAATCGTTTTCAAAAACTGAGCCTCTGCCTTCACGCTTTGATTGACGATACTCCTCAGCCTCTTGAGCTGTGAGAACTGCCTCGCCGGCATCAAGATATGCGGCGAACTTATCATGTGGGACATAATCAATACCGGCACGGAAACGAGGTAAGGTTACTTCCGGAATCGGGTTAATCTCCCAGCCAATCATTGATGTTGCCCAGTTTACGCCTTCCAACAATTTATTAATAATCCAAATAATGCCGTTGATTACATTCTCAACGAATGCAGGTATTAAATTAAATACATTCTTGAAAATGTTAACAACACCGTTCCACGCTTGTTCCCAGTTTCCCGAAAACACACCTTTTACGAAATCTACAATTCCATTAAAAATCCCCGAAAGCGGTTCAAGAATTTTTTTGACTCCTTTAATTGCACCGCCTAAAACCTCCGAAAAGATTTGCGCCAACCATTCAATCGCTGGAACAAGCGCAGGGATAAGTGTTTCAAGCATTTCACCGAGTAGGTCAAGAACCGGTCGAAGAGCGTCAAAAACCAGTGAGATGACAGGTGATAGCTGTTCAAGAACAGGCTGTAAAATGCCGATAATCGTATCGCACAACTCACTGATAATCGGGATAAGAGGTGTAAGCAAATCATTCAAAAATGTAGCTAAATCCTCTATAATCGGAGTAAGTGCCGCCAACAATCCGTTGAGCAACACACCGGCAAGCTGAATGAACACCTCGATTACGGGCATTAAGAGTTCTACAAGCGTACTGAATAACGGCATTATAGCCTGGATTATTTGCATAAAATACGGAAGTAAATCCTGTATAATCTGCATTAAAGGCGGAAACAATTGTTCAACAATCTGTATGATGAGAGGGGCTAACTGCTCTATAAGCTGAGCTATAAACGGGAGCAATTCCTCAATCAATGGCATAATCTGTTCAAGCATTGATACAATTATCGGGGCGACCTCTTCGCAAATGTTGATTAAAACAGGGGCAAGGTTGTTTGCCACACTCTCAATCAATGGTGAGAGCTGTTCGAGGAGTTTACCGCCAAGACCGATAAGAGAGTTAAGGACAGGCTCGGCGACAGCACCAATCTGAGCCATAGTGTCAGACAACTGCTGATGAGCTCTGTTAGATTCCATTACATCGCCATTTGTTTTCTTGTATTGAGCCGACGCATCAGAATATAGCGATGTGAGGGTGGATGTGATTAACTGCTGTCTTTCTTGTTCTGATGAGCATTTTGCAAGTTTTTCGTTGAACTCATCTTCTGACACGCCCATCCAGTTAAGAGCATCGGCAAGCGGACCTGTTACCTGTCCAACTTTTGCGGTTTCGTTTGCCGCCTCTGTCAAACCCTCAATAGGCAAGGAATCACCGAATTGACCGTAAACACCTGTGCAAATCTCTGTCCAACTTTGCAGGTCTTTTGTGGAATCGCAAAGCAATGATAAATGATTAGCCGCCTCAGTTGCTTGTCCGCTGTCGCCAACCACAGCATAGAGGTCGGAATATGTTTGCTTTGCGTCTGCCGCTGTAAATTTGTTTGTGGTGAAAGCTGTGTCGAGTTTACCCATTTCGGTGCGGTATTCTCTGGTATTTTCGGCAACTGACGATAATGCTCCGACACCTGCCGCCGCACCTCCGACCATTGCCGCTCCCCATTTGCCTGCGGTTTTGATACCGTTACCTAAGGTTGCGGCAACACCTTTACCTTTTTTCTCGGTTTCGGCGATTGATTTGTTTGCTTCATCATTGTTGACGAAAATAGAGCCAAACAGCTTAAATATTTCAACAGCCATTAGCTACACCTCCTCCCATTTGTAGTTATCAAGATAGTTTTCAACTTTTCTTTCGATTTCCTCTGTATTGACACTCTCAACGCTTTCAGACCGTGTCGAGCCTGTTGCCTTGTTTACAAAATCCATGTACGACAAGCCTGTGAAATTTCCTACAACAGTCAAAATATAGGCTTTGTAAAGCAATTCGTCATTACGGTCATTTATAGCGTTTTTGATAATTTTGACAGCATCTGAAAAAGACAGCTCATGCAGTACGGCAGTATTACCGCAACAATACTGCACGAGCATTCCATATGTTCTTACTTCAAGGCTGAGAGCGAGGTAAAAAAACTCTTAATATCATTCTCCCTGATGATTGCCTTTACATTGTCAAGAACCTCGGGGATACTTAATTTACTTACATCATCTGCCGTAATGTCGCCTCTGATATCGGCCAGCAATGAATAGAATTCCTGTTCTGTTTCTTTGGTTGCCAAAGAAGTTAACAGAGTAATCACAAATTCAAGACCGACCGCTTCGGTGTTGACTGTTTCATCTTTGCTGTTATTTTTAATAGCGATACGATTTGCAAAGTCTGCAATTTCCTCTTTGATGTCTGCTTTTTTGATAATGCGAGCAAGAGTGAATGCGTCTTTAATGCTTAATTTTCTCATAATTATGCCTCCGATGTTTCCGTTGTTTCCGTTTTTTCTGTCGGTCTGAAAATTTTAAACGGTGGTTTGATTTCGTCCTCTGAATCATAAACCTCAGGTGAAAGGTTACCATAGAACTGAGCTTCTACCTTACCGTTGTCTTTGTCGGCAATTGCAAGTGTAAGACCGTTCTCATTGAAGCCGTTGAACACCTGAATAATACACGGCTTATCCTCCCCGAGGAGACAGCCTACCCAAGTGATATTCTTAATGTAGTCACCGTCAAGAATAACATCTCTACCTGTGATTACATCGTAGCCTACGACCTTTTCGTCTGTGCCTTTGTCTGCGATGCCAAGACCGTAAATGAAGTTCTGAGTAGTCATTTCGGCAAGTGTTGCTTTAAGGTAAACCTCCCAACCGTCAACTACCGTGTCACCCTTAGTTCTTGTTTTCACTCCGTCAAATTCAAGTCGTCTGAGTGTCGGCTTGGCTGAAAATTCACCGCCTTTGATTGTTACGCCAAGGCATTTACCTGCCTTTTTGGCACTTGCGTATGTGTCCGTAGCAGGATCGTAATTTACAAAAAACGCACCTGCATCAAGGAGCATTCTGTCGGCGGTTTTCGCCGAATAGCCGCTATATGGCTTAATTTTTCGTGGCTTAACTGTTGCCATTTTAATCATCCTTTCTGTTGTATTTCCTCATTTCGAGAGTGAACATCACTCTCTTTATTGATTTGTCTGATTCGGCAATATACAGCCGGTCAAAATTGTTGTAGAATTTGTAAAAAACATCATCAACCAAGTATGTAGCCTTTGCTATGTTGTCGTAGATTCTATCCACAACATCATCAATGTCCGCCGTAGTCTGCCTATCATAAACATTAATGGTCACAATAAACTTGTCATACGGCTCATCCGTGTAGAGCTGTTTAACCTCATATACAAGGCGAGGAAATCCGCTTTCTGCCTGTAAAAAATAAGAGGGTGCATACTCAGCGAATAAGTCTTTCAAAAATTTCTTGATGTTATTCACCGCTGTATTCCCCCTCACTGATTTTTCGTTCTGCCTCTTCTGTGCCTACGGCACTGAGGTACTGTTGTTCAATTTTTATGATGTCTTTGATGTTACTTTCGGCGGCATCACTTAACGCTCCGATTTTTGGAGCCTTGCTTGTACCGATTTCTTGATACAAGCCATAGAATCCGCCCGGCTTAAATCCTACCTGCAAGTCAGGAATTTTTTGCTTTGAGCGTACCCAATACTGCGTGTTTTTCGCCAATCGCCCTGACCTGCGTTTTATTTTCTGCCTTGTCCGTTTACATACCAGCTTTCCAACATCGCGCAGAGCGGCTCTCTCAAGTTCTTTGAGTGTGTACTGTATGCGGTCAACATTGCTGATTATCTCAACGCCGTTTTTTGTGATTTTAACTGCTTTCGGGAGTGACATTTGTTTCACCTACTACTGCCGTTAAATACAGTTCCATTCGTTCTGTATCTTTCGCCGAAAAAGTGCGGTAAATTTTGTACCGCTGACCTGCAAGAATGCAGAAGTTTTCTCCGTTGTACTCAAACTCGCTTATGTCAAGTACAATGTCGGGTTTAAATCCTGCCGCTGCAGCCTGAAAAAATTCTGATTGATTCACAGACTTTTTAACAGCGAAAACCTGCCTTTTTACTTCCTTGGTAATAAGTTCACCAATATAGTTCGTTCCGCACGATTTCATTGAAACCAAGGTAACAATGCATTCACTATTCATCGTTTGCCCTCACTTTGCTATATTTCAGTCTGCCTTTGATTTTCGACAAGATGATGTTATAACTGTTTGTCAGTTTATCATCAACTGTTTTTGCGTAATTCGCCTTACAGTAAACAAGTACCGCCTCTTTTATAAGTGCGTCAGGTTTTTTGAGCCAGCTTGGATGCACTCCTATGCGTTCTAAGTCAGCTAAAACAAAGTCAATGTGCTGTCGGATGTCCTCATCGAGGGCATCTGAACTAATTTTGCGAACTCTGAGTTTAGCCATTGTCAATAAATCGTCTGTTGATGACATTTAATCATCAGCCTTTCTTCACACGAACAAAGCCGTTGTATGATGCCGTATTACCGCCCACATACATTTCAGCCTTGTGTGCAATCTGTCCTGATTTAAATTTGTACTCAGTTGAGATTGACACATCCATGTCAGAAAAAACAGCAAGTTCATAGTTAAAGAACGGACCGTACGCCATACAATACTCGCCCTTGGTTGTTCCGGTTGCCGAAACAGCTTTACAAGCTGAGTTGATGATGAACGGAACACCGTCAATTGTACCGGAATTACCGTTGTTCTGAATATCGTAAACCTTCTTGCCGTCATCTGTACGGAGCTTTGCAAAAGCCTTGAGGTCGGCTTTGTTGAGAATAAGACCGCAAAAACCTTCAACATCTTCTTCGCCACCGTATGAGTAAATGATGTCGTCAAGGGTAGTTCCTGTGATTGCGGTTACCTCAATATCCGTGGTAGGATCAATTACCTTTGCAGGTGCATTAAAAATGCCGACAATTGAACCGGTTTCACCTGAACCTACAAGAATCTGCTTTGAGAGCTTCTTTCTTACGGCTCTTGATGTGGAATTGCTGATTACGGCATCATAAGCCGCCGGGGCAAGTTTGCGAATTGCGTTAGGCTCTTCCGCGTATGCAGTAATGTAGGTCTTATTGATGTCAACATAATCAAACGTCGGTTCCGCTGTTGCCGCGTCTGAACCTTCTGTTGTGTAGTCGCCTTCACCATATGACTTTACAAAACCTCTCTGATAGCTTTCGCCACCGTCGAGAGAAACAATCTTAACCGCATCGATAAGGCTTGAAACATCATTGAATGTATCTCTGACATCTTCCGCTGTGTGATGTGGCATAGCAATTGTTGTTGTACTGATTGCCGCTTTTGGCGTTACAATCGTCTTGTTCATTCTTACTGTTTCGCCGTTTTTGAGCTTTTTGCCCCTTTTTTCTGCGAGGTTTTCAGGTGTAGATTCCTGCTGTTCACCTTCACTTTCCTCTGCCGCTGTAGCATTTTTGGTGATTTCAGCAAGCTTCTGTGCACGCTCAATTTTATCATTGATTGTGTTTGCTTCTTCAATCAATTTGTCGAGCTTTGCGTCATCACCGCTTGTTTCAGCGGCCTTTGCCTCAACAGCAATTTCTTTAAGTCTGTTTTTAAGTTCTTTGATAGTCATTACTAATCATTCTCCCTTCAAAATTCCGCTGATACACAGCGATTTTATTTTTGATGACTTTGCCGAAAGATTTTTCTCTCTTTCAGTAGTCATAACTACGAGATTTTTTGGCTGATTCTTAAATTGAGCACTCGTGCAAGCGACAATCTGTTTTTCCGCTGCAACATCTACGCTAAAATATTCAGCCGCCTGTTCACCGGTGAGCCAAGTTTCTGCATCAACCATTTTTGCGATTGTTTCGGTGTCAACATTATCAGCAAGATGTTCTGCGTAAATATTGACAATGCTCTGCTCAATGGCATTAAGCAATTCAATTTCTTTCAACATATCGTTTGCATTACCGATAACAAAAGACCACGGTTTATGTATCATCAGAAACGCATTTTTAGGCATTACCAATTTATCACCTGCCATTGCAATAACTGATGCAATGGATGCAGCAAGACCGTCAACATAAACGGTTTTAAAGCCTGTGTGTCTTTTAATGATGTTATAGATTGCCATACCGGCAAAAACATCACCACCGCCTGAATTGATGTAGATATTCAGGTCTTTGCCTTCCTGACCTTTGAGCAACTGCTGAATGGCTTCCGGGTACTGGTCCTCATCACTCCAAGCGCTCCAACGGTCACTCACAATGTCACCGTAAAAATACAAATCCGCTGATGTTTCAGTTTCATTCCGAATGTGAAAAATTTCGTTAATGTTATTTTTAATCTGGGGCATCGTTGTTCTCCTTTCCTGTCTGATATAATGACTGGTCATCAGTCTTAACATAGTTAAGGCTTACCATTCTGATATCTCCTTCTTCGCCGAGGCTCGGCATATCCATCATCTCAAGACCTTGATTGATAGTAATAAAACCACGGTCAAACAACGCTTGCATAACGGTCATCTTAGTTTGTGTAGTAGCATACTGTAATTTGTTAGCAACGAAAACAATTTTATTTCCGAACCCTCTTTCGCGCTCCGAGAATATCTTATAGGTAAATTCAAGTGACAGCTTCATCGCTATGGGTTCAATTTTCGATTCGTAAAAGTTATTCCACTCAGTTTCGGAATATTCGCCTCTAATGATTTTTTCAGATACTCCGAAATAGTCATAAATGTTAGTCTTGAAAAATGAAAGCTGTGTGGTTGGAATACTTTTTGGGGTTTGATTTAATTCCTTGAATTCAAATTCCGAGCCAAGACCTGCAATACCACCTTCATTCTCGGCGGTCATATAAGCTTCTTGCCATTCTTTGATTTTGTTTTTCAAATCTTCTTCATCAATGAAGTTGTTGAATTTCAAGTAACCTCTGAGATGAGCGGAATTTTTCACAATGTTCTTAATACCGTCATATGTAGTGTCAAGCATATCTACCGATGTAGCTAAATCATCGTCAGGATCACTTCCGAGGAATCGTTTTTTACCCGGACGGTCTTTCAAGTGAATAACGCAATCATAGGGAACTGTATATTCCTTGCTGTCATACGACCAGATAAACCGAAAAAATAATATACCTTCATCTTCAAAAATGCGATAATTTGTACAGATTACAGGACGAATAGCCTCGATTTCCGAGAAATCATCGTTATAGCAAATAATAGCAAAACCGTCACCACTTATAACCGATTGATAGGCTATCTTATAAAGCCAATCTGTAGTATTCAGCTCTTTACAAGGTCGGGTTGACAGCAAACGAGCAAGACTGTCATTCTTGATTACTGTTCCGTTTGCGGAATTTCTTATAACCTGCGGTTGCAGTTTCGATACTTGTGTCGCAATTCTATCTGCAATACTGTTGATAATCTCGCTACGGCTGTTATAATTATTTCCGCTTTCACTGTGGGAAAAATTCAGGAATGCTTTAGCCGAGTGTTTAAAAAGTTTTTGAAAAATCCCCAAGTTATCCCGCCTTTCTGTTTTCTAACATTTTGCCAAGTGTTTTATAATGCTTACTTCTTACCGTAAAAGCATCAAAAACACTAACAGGTCCGTCTATGTGCAATCTGCTCTCAATTTTTACCGGTCTCTTTCGTTCATCTGAATCGTTAATTTTCACAGCGACATCAAGGAACTGTTTTTTTAGCAATTCATTGTCGCCAAAATGTATTTTGCCTTCTTTTAACAAGCCCTCGAATTCATCCATAATAGGCGAAAGGTTTGTACCTTGAAAGACATCATCAACCTTGAAACCTGATGCGTCCAAATCTTGAATTAAATACTGCGCCGAGTATCTATCGTAGCCAATCATTAACGGCATTATTTTGTATTCTTTGCGAAGCATTACAAACCAATTAAACACATCGTGATAATCAACAAAATGCTGGCCACTAATGACAATTCTTCCTTTTGCTCTATGCACTTCATACTTTGTTTCCGGCTCATTTTCACAGGCTTTTTTGAAGCTGTCCTCGGGCATAAAGAATTGTGTAAAAATGTAAAAGTGGCCACTCTTGCAGATTACAACAGTCGCCGCTGTGAGGTCAGTTGTTCTCGACAAATCAACACCGGCAATAGCATAGCATTTACGAAAATCTTCTAACTTAAGAGGTTCACCGCCTGCAAGTGCAACATCTTCATATGCAAGCCAAGCAATAGAGCTGTTTTGCAGGATATTACAATATTTGCACATAAACTCAGCCTTTTTCGAGGTTGAATTTTTTGCCACAACAATTTCTTCGAGGTAATAACTCTCTGAAACCGATATTCCAAGATTGGGATTTGATTTTTTCAGTTCGTTGATGTCATCCCATTTTTGTATGTTGTCAATCACATACAGAAACGGGAGTAATCTCATTTCGCCTACTCCAAGTTTTCCTTTGAGAAATCTTGTAGAGCGCTTGAACAGTTCGTCGTAGATTCCGTCGTTGATGTACCCGGCTGTAGTTATTGATAAAATAAGCGGTTGTTTTCGTGAGCCGAGAGCTGATTTCATTACCTCATACTGTTTCAAACCTGCTTGTCCCGGCCAAGCGGCAAGTTCATCACAAACTGTAAGATGTGGATTGAATCCGTCAGCTTTTTTGCAGTTGAATGCGACTTTTGAAATCGTCGTGTTCATCGGAATGACATAGATATCGTTCTTTCTTTTTTTCGTCATTTCTTCTGATGATAATTCTTCATCGAGTTTAACCGATTGATAAAAAGCATTATATACAAGGTCTGCTTGCGCCAATTTTGGGGCAAGACAGTAAATTTCAGCTCCGTATTCACGGTCAGCATATGCCATATATTCAGCAATTGCCGCTGCAAATAATGTCTTACCGTTCTTGCGAGCTACTACAATCAAAGTTTCGTGAAACTGCCTGTTGTTAAGATTATCGACTATACCAAAAAGACAACTTACAATAGCTTTCTGCCATAACTCAAGGTGCAATAAATCATGTCGGCCTTTGCTGTGATGCACAAAGTTTTCGATAAATTTTACGGCCTTATCAGCTTTTGATTCATCGTAAAACCATAAGCCTTTTTCAATGCCTTCAAGAACCATTGCGTAAACTTTTTTAATCCATTTTCCTGCTACGATTTTTCCGCTACAAATGCGATTGTAATATTCTTGAATATAATTAACTGCCAAGCATTAACGCCTCAAGTCTTGACTGCTTTCTCTCTGATTTTTCGGGGATATAGGAAATCAAAGTGTTGATTACAGAGGTGTAAGTTCGCATATAGTCAGAATAAATTGTAACGGCAGGAATTGCCTTGCGGAATTTCTGCGAGGCATTCACCGTTGTGGTTTCAAGGCCTTGTGATTTGATGAGCCTTTGGGCTTCTAAGAGTACGCAACGAATGAAAGCCGCCTCGGAAATCAGCCTTTCAATCAATTCTCCTTTGTCGCTGTTATGAGATTTTCCGTTTTCGTCAATTTCTTGATAATGCTTTTTAAAAATCTTTTTAAGTCTGTTCATTTCCTGTTTAACTGCTTTATCTGAAATTAAAAGCTCAGATGTTTTTTCATTTTCCACCAAATCACTCCTTTCACCCCCCTTCACGCACGCACACACGAGAGAGGAAAAATTAAGTCCCTCCCTTCGGTTCTCAGGGGGGTATTTTATTTTTTGAGGTGGGGGGTAGTATGTTTCCTTCGTCATCAACAGAGTAGCGAGTATTATTTATTTTATTTTTCTTTTTTTCTTTTCGATTTGACATATGTTCTTTGTTGTGGCAATCCTGACAGAGCAATTCGAGATTGTCGAAGTTCAGAGTTATCTTTGGATTGTTGATGTTGTCAGGATTGATGTAGCATTTGTGGTGAACTATGTCGCCTGCATTACCACAACGCTCACACACTCCGTTTTGCTTACGGAAATAAGCATCTCTGCAAGCTCTCCAAGATTGCGATAAGTAAAAAGATTTTGCATAGTCTTTCATACTCTAAGTATAAACCCTCAACTGCTTTCTCTACTGACATCTTTGCCGGTGCCAATATTTAAGCCTCGGTAATCAGCACAGAGCAATCGTGCCTCTTTGAGCCAGCGAAACACCGTGCGCTCATCCGTGTAGTTGTTAATGGCAAACTTAGTCACCCTCAAATTTATCTCACCTTTATGCAATGCCGCTGTTGGTGCAACAAAATAAACAGCGCTGACAGCTTGACAGATGTAGTCTTTACCGCTATTGGTCAAGGCATTAAGTGTGTCTGCCACAGCAAGCAGGTCAAGCCGTAGTGCTTGGCGCATTGTTTTGTCAGAGATGATTTGTGCTTTACTCGGACAGCCGAGAGCGGCATAAATTCTAAACTGCGCAATCGTATAATCTCTTGTTGTATCTCTCATATCCTTGCACCTCCGATTTTCTTGTGTTTATGGCTATTGGCTAAGTAAGTAAAATGAAAAGACGCACCCGTGAAGTCATTTATCCACATTTCGTCTTTGTAAAAATAATATCCTTCGGGACAAGGCAAAGCCTCACCTCGTTCGAGTTTTCTGTATTCTCGTTTTTTTCCTTCAACAACTTTGACCTCAGGCTTGGTAAGGTTGCGAGATGTTTTCAGCCGCTTTTTTCCGTTGACATCTTTGCGAATGTATTTTGCAAGGTCAGCATAATTGCCGTCTTGGTAGAGTGGTGTAAAATTTATGCCGTTTTTCCACGGCCAGCATTCCATTAATATCTGTCTCTTATACACATCTGACGCTGCCGACGAACTCTAGGGTGTA